AGTAATGTTTCTTCTACTAGTGATTTTTTTTCTGCCATTTTTAGTATAATTTACTATATAAATATTTCTATTTATACAAAAAGTTTATTATAGGAGTGTTTTACCCCCATTTATTTTAGAATTGCGGTTTATTACTCCAATAAATAGTGTCATATACGAAAAAAGGAGACATATTGTCTCCTTTTTATTTTAATTTCTTAAAATTACTTAAACTTCTAATACCTCATCAATTTTGCTTTCAGATACTGAAGTGATTCTCCAATCTTGTGAGAATGTTTCGTATCGTTTTGTAACCTTTGCCTCAACATCAGTTACTGAATACCCACGAACCAATTTCTCTTCTCTAATTTTTTTAATCTTCCCTGTCTCAGGGTCTGGCAAATCATAAGTGATTTTTGCTACAAAGTACTTTTCATCCATAATTATTATTTTCCCAAATAATCGGATAATTTTCTCATTAAGTCAAGTGATTTGTTTCCTTCACCAGGTTTTGACCCTAATACCCTTTCTCTTTTCATTTTATTTTCCTCATCAAGATTTTCTTCGTAGTTATTTCTATCTTCAGGATTTAAGAAAAGATATGCTCCCGGTGTTGACGGAGATGACACCAAATCAAAACAAATTAACTCAAAATCATCCTGAACTTCATTTTGGTCTCCTTTCTTAGCCAAAGAACCAACACCTCTTGACGATATACCTAACGTAACACCTTGTCTTAGATAGTTAGCAGCCATATCTCCTTTACAAGAGATGATACCTCTTTCGTGAAATCCTGGTGATGTTAATAATTTTAACTTACCCATTAGAATATTACCTTCCCACCATACTTCAGTTATCATATGAGATACTCTATCCAAGTCAATCAATGATGATTCGGGGTGATTAAGTTCTGATAATGAAGTTCCTTTAGCGATTGCGGTTTTATAATTTTCTGCTTCTCTTTTTAATATTTTTTCAGGGTAAATTCTTCCGTTTCTATTTGGAGTATTGTATTTTTGTAGCACAGCATAAAACTCAAATGGTTTGGAGTAATCTAACATATTTTTAGATTCTTTAATTATTTGAGCATTATGTTTGTCAGTTGGTGATATATAACCCGCATCATATTCTACCAATATACCTTTACCAATTTCATTTGGTGCTAATATTTTCATATTATTATTTTATAATAAATATGTTGTTTAAGGTATATTTCATTATTTAATAGAAATAGTTTCTTTTTTGGTTAAACTAAATGAATAAGAATCGTTCTTTTTGAAGTTTTTATTTATGATTCCGTCTGTAATTTTTTTGATTTCATTCTTAAGTAATAATGACTTAAAATCTTCGTTTTGGTTTTTTAAGTAAAAAAAACATTCTAAATTTAGAAATGATTTTTTATTTAGTTGAATTCCGCTTGACCTTAAATCTAAATCAACAATAAATTTTTCGTTAAAAATGTTTGTATTTAGGTAGTCTAAAATTGCGTGTTTGATTTGTCTTGATAAATTGTTAACTGACCTTTGTGGTGATTCTATTTCTTTTTTAGGTTCAGCCCAAGTTTGAATGTTGAGGTAAATTGATTTTAGTGTTCTTGAATCCACTGTTCCATAGTTCACTTTATAAGAACGATAACCTGTTAGTTTCGTACTTTTTCCTTTCTTCATGTTTTTCCATTATGTGTAGTTTATTTTTTATAAAAATACACAATAAAATTAACCATGTCAAAGAATTTTACTATTTTTGGTGATATTTGTAATTATATGATAATAGTAAATTTAGATAACAAAACGCCAATAGATAAGGCACTTAAAATGTTAAAAAATAAGGTAATAAAAACAAAACAAAACGACATTTTAAGAGAGAGAAAAGAATACACTAAAAAATCCGTTGTTTTAAGAACCCAAAAGAAAAAGGCTATTTACCAACAAAAAATTACAAGTTCTCGTTAAGAGTTTTTAATTTTATTAGTGATATTGAATCTATAGTATCGTTTTTAATTTTAGAAATTGTTTCGGTAATTCTTTCTTTAGTTTCTACATCAGATTCATTTAACATATTCTCCAATTTTTCAATTACAAGTTCACTTAAAACTTCATATCTTTTAGATATTTCATTTTTAGGTAATGTTAAATATTTTTTAACCTGATTTAGTTCAGATTCATTTAAGTCAGTTAGATAATTTTTTAAGTTTTCGTTAGCGACCTCAACAATTTTTTCCAAAGGAATATTAATAAGTTCAGTGGTGGATTCTTTAGTTGTTAAATTAGAAATAATCTTATTTTTACTTTCTATAATATTTTCAATAACTAACGTACTTTTATTAAAGATAGTATCAATATCTTTATATTGGTTTTCACATTTAGTCCCACTAACCCAAGATTCTAATAATGAAATAGATTTTTTAGAAAACTTAATTTTATTAAAAATGTCTATACATTCATTAACATAGTCCTCGGCAAATTTCTTATCAAACCCTTTAGATTTGGAAATTTCATTGTATATGTGATATGCCCTACTAATACCCTCATTCTTCAAAACAACATCTCTAAAGGTCTTAATTTCTTTATTAAAACTATTCTTTGAATAAGATTCAGTTAATTTTTTTTCTATTTTTGATTTTAATATTCCAAATTCCATGATATTATAATTTACAATAAATATTAGTCATTTAAGAGTTTATTCAATTGCTCCTCCATTTCACCTAAATAATTTTTGGCTCTAGACAAATCAATTATTTCATCATCCATTAACATATCATCATTTTCTAATAAGATATTGTAGTTAGAATCTTTTTTAGATTCGGGTGTTACTTCTCCTCCGGGTGGTGGTGCTCCTTCTCCGGGTGGTGGTGCTCCTCCTTCTTCCCCTCCTCCAGGTGGTGGTGCTCCTAAACCACCCAATCCACCGGGTTCAGGTGCGGTTTCTTCACCTCCTCCAGCTGGTGGAGCTGCACCTGCGGTAGTACCTGAAGATGAACCGTATAGTTTGTCAATATTATCAAAAATACCTGTTTTAATAATAACTGTTGCTGTATTTTCAAGTTCAGTGGCAACTGCTTTCTCAATTCTTTGTTGTTGTATATCAAGTTTAATTTCTTCATCTGACATACCCAATATATGTTTTTTAGCCCATGAATGAGATACAGGTGCAATTCCTTCTACTTTGGTTGTTGCGTCTTTGTATAGTAAAACTTTTTCTTTCCAAACATCAACTTTTAACAAGTCGGCTTGAGTTGATGGGTTTGTTAACGATAAGGTAAAGTTGGATAATTCATCTTCAAATCCAAGTAAAAACAAATGTATAATAGCGATTTTATTCATTTCGGCTAACATACTTTTTTGTATTCTATTAATAGTTCTTGCAAAACGAATATCTTGTAGTGATAAGTTTTTACCGTCTCCAGCAACTTCTTCAAATCCTAAAAACGCTTTTGGTACTCTCAAAGCTGTCAACAGTTTCTTTTGGATATATTCAATATCCGCAATTTCAGATAGGTTTTGAGCTCCTGGTAATGTTGTAATAGGGTCAGGTGCTGATGCGTCTCTAACAGGTATGAAATAATCTTGGTCTACAGCCATTTGATTAAATCTCAAATCCACATTACCTGTCTTATTGTCAACAACTTGGTCACGTTTGAATTTATTTGCAACACGTTGTACGTATGCTTCAACATCTTTATCATCCATATTACCAACAAACACCTTAAACATTCTTCTTTCAGGTGCTCTTGATGTACGATAAATTAACATGGCATCTTCAGATAACAAAAGTTGTTTCCAAATACGTCTTGCCTTTTCTAACATTGAAGTACCATAAGGAAGTTTTCTATCGTCACCCAATAATCTGAAGTGAGCAATTTCCCAAGTGTTAAATTCTAAATCTCTATTTTTCCAATTAAATCTTAATGTTTTTTGTTCCGATTCGTTATTATCCAAATTAGATTTACCTTTCATACCCTTTTCAACTCTTTCAATCTCAATGTTAGGTAATTGCAAGCAACCCACAATTCCTTTTTCGGGGTCAAGTTTTAAGTAAACAAAATTATCACCATATTTACAAACATTTCTAGTCCACATCACCAAGTTAGTGTTGATGTCTAATGCGTTGTTAAACAAATCCGCTAATACTGATTTTATACGTTTTGATTCTGAATATATTTGAAGAATAAAACCATTCTGATTTACAGTTGTTGATTCTTCAGCGTATATGTCTAATGCTGCCGAAATTTCTGGTGTGTACTCCATACTTTCGTAATCATAATATGATGCCAATCTTGTTGGTTCAAAGTAAACCCCTTGAGTGTAAAGATTATTTTCTATTTTTGTCCACTGTTGAGCAAGATATACGGTTTGTTGTGCCTGTAATTTTTGCTTTTCAAACTCTTGCTTATTTGTAGTCTTTAATAATTCTTTTTTATCATACCTTAAAGTAGGATAGTCCTGATTTAATAAAGAATTTGGACCAAAGGTTTGTGATAACCTTTGCCATATTGTTAAATTTTGACCATTTTGATTATTTTGAGTATTCTGTTCCATCTATTAAATTTAATCTATTTGTTTTTTTTATAAATACTATCTTCTTGAACCAAATAACCAACCATATGTTTCATAATCTTTCCTAGACGGTTCATTGTCAAATCTTTGATTTCCCATCATTGGGCCTGATGGTAATACGGGGTTAAACGATACCGCTTTACTTGTTTCTTCATTAATATTTACTTGCCATGAGTTTAACATCGCTTTGGTTTGGTCTGTTGCCTTTGTTAATTGACTAAATGAACTTTCACCAACGTATGTCGCCATAGAAATTCCCATTATCAAATCATCATGATGTCCTTTTTGGTGGTCAGGTCTACCATTGATATAGATAAAAGTATTCATCTCGTTAAATAACCTATGACTATACATCCTAGATCCGTGTCTTAACGCCTCCTCAAATGATGCAATTATTTGAACCCTCTTATTATTAAAGTTAATTCCTGGTATTTTTTCTAAAGCTTTGGGGTTATATTTCCACGGATTTGCCATATCAACTCCATCAATGTATAGATTTTTATATCCCATTTCCTGTAGTTTTCTTGCACTAGCAACGCCCATACCTCCTGTAATATCAATAACAATATATGCGTTGTACATCAAACCCCATTTATAGGCAACTTCTGCTGCTACGTCAGGAGGTATTTTACCTACGTATTCTAATACTTGTTCTCTCTCATCAAAGTCTATTATCACTAATGAGGTAAAGTCCTCAGAATCACCTCTGGATACGTCCATACCCATAATATACTTGTGTCCTGAAACAGGCTCCTTCCAAATCCATAAACAATTACTCATTAATTTATTCTCGGGCTCTTTTAACATATTTTGGAAGATACCTTGTAATTGTTTTGAGTCAAAAACGTTATCACCCGAACCCAAGAAATTACACTCCAACTCTTGAGATATTTTTCTCTTATCAAATTTTAATTTCTTAACCATTCCCTCAAACCAAGTTGATGTTGGTTTATACCCGTCCGCAATTTTTTTCTTTATCTCCTCAAAATTCCTATCCTTAAAATCAACACCCTCAAAATCAATTATTTCAGGTTCTTTATAATCGTTTCTATTTAAGAAATAATGTACTAAATCATCTATTTTAACCAGCTTTAAATCTTTGGTATATCTTGGGTCTTTATACCAAAACATTTCAGATATCTTAAACTCATTCATTGACCTTAATGCTTGGTCATAAATTTCATAGTAAATTGGGTCAAATCCATTTGGAGTTGATATTACAATAACCTTACCACCCGTAGATAGTGAGGCCATACAAGCAGCCCAAAAATCACCATCGGCTTCAATATACGCAGCTTCATCAAATATTAATATTGTTGGGGTATAACCACGAAGGGCATCCTTTGATGTTGCAACGGCTTTAACCTCACATCCGTTATTTAATTTGTAATGTCTCTGAGAATCTTTTTCTTTAGAAAAGTCAATACCAGTCCATTTTGGCCATTGAGAAGTAAATGACCTAACTTTATTAGCCATTTCAATCGCAGTATCCAATTTGTTTGCAATAATCAAAATCTTTTCAGGTTTCTTTTTAGAAGCAAACGCTAACCTTTTTGAGGCCCAAGCAGCAGTAACAGTTGTTACACCCGCCTGCCTGTATTTTAATGCAATGTTTTCATTATGTGTTTCATAATCCTCAAGTAATGAAATTTGGTCTGGAAATAACTCTAATGGGACATACTGAGACGCCGTATTATCGTATGTCTGTAGATATGTTTTAAGAGCATAAGGAGTGTTCTTAACACACTTTGTATATTCTAAAATTAATTGTTCTTTTGATAAACTCATATACTATAAATACTAAACCCCTCACATTTATTCAACGGAGGGGTTTTTATTATTTATAATTCGTTTATTTAGGTCTACTAATTCCTAATCCACCTAATAAATCACCTAATCCATCATCATCGTCATCATCACCTTCGTCATCACCATCTTCATCACCCATTGCCTGATTATATTCATCACTTCTTAAATCAGCAACAATGTCATCAACCATTTTTTTAATGTACTTACTACCTTCAGGACTACCTGATAAAATCTTTTTAGATAAACTTAAAAATTCATCAGCAGTTAACATTGCAAATCTTGAGATAAGATAGTTCTGTATCATTTTTTGGTCTTCCTCAAATAACTCATCGGGGAATGATGCCAAAAATTTCTCCCAAAAAATTGGTCCTAATCTTAAATCCCAAATTTCCGCTGGCAGTGTATCTTCAGAACCTCTAACCATTTCGGCTTGTTTTGGGTCATCAGGTAAACCATGAGAACCTAAAATATCGTAAACACCTTTAAGTAATTCATGAACTAAGATTGGAAAACTTGAACCTTTAGCTCTTACAGTAGGGGGGTCGGTTTCTAAATCAACTTCTTCTTGACCCGCTTGACCTGCACCACTACCAGCAGCACTCATAACCATGTCTTCAGGATACATCCAATATAGATAATCTAAAATAGCCATTGATAGTCCATACCAATTCATTAATTGGGGATTAATTCTCTCTATTTCAGTTCTCACTAATTCAAACATGTAGTGACCTTTTTTAGATGCTCCCTGTATTAAAGAGTTCATAAATCTTCTTTTCGCTTTCTCCATGTCAAACTTCTCAAAAGCATCTTCAAATGCTTCTAATTCCTCGGCATGTTCACCAAATGCATCTTCAATTTCTTCATCAGAAAATTCCTCAGATTGTCCTTGCATATCTTCAGCGGCTTGTATTGCACCCATAGGAACTAAACTAGCTTCAAAGTTAATTTTACCTTCAGGTATGCCCATTTCTTTTTTTACTAAGTCAACGGCAAGATTCTCTAAATATTGTTTGTTTCTTTGTTCTACCTGACCAATATTACCCATTAAACCCATTGCAGTTCTCATTAAATTCATGAAAGCGTTAGGGTGGTTTAATTGGTCTCTTGAACCAGCATATCTTGCAAACTTATCTACAACATCCTTAAATCTTTTAGAAGCAACGATTTGGTCAAAACTTTTTTCACCTTCAGGCATTGCCGGATGTTTAGAATAGGGTGTTTCACCTCGTTCTAATTTTCTTTGTATACTTGGGTCCATCCTTTCAGGATAATCACCATAATCAATTTGTTCTTTAATTCTTTTACTTTTCATTATTTTTTGAATTTGATTCCTAAATTATTAAATGTTAACCAACTTGGTATTCTTTTTTTAGCTTTTGGGTTTGGTTGTTTGTGTGGTTCAGGCTTAAAAGGGTCTTTTGTTTTTGGCTTTGGAGGGGTTTTAGTACCTGGATTAACCTTTGGTTCTTTAACAGGTGCGTCCATTACTACCTCTTTAGTTTCTTTTTTCGCCTTTGGATTTGGTTGTTTGTGAGGTTCTGGTTTAAACGGGTCTTTTGTTTTTGGCTTTGGAGGGGTTTTAGTACCTGGGTCTTTTACAGGTGCTTCTTTTTCTTTAGTACCACTTTCATTAACTATTTTTCTACCTAATAAATTCATAAGTTCTCCTTTTGTCATTTTTGGATTAAGATGTTTCTCAACCAAAGATAGGATTTTATTTTCTAAAATCACATCAAAAGGATTTTTATTTTCTTTCATTGATTGTTTTACTTGTCTAACACATCTTTCAAACTTAGGAGTTTTTTTAGGTCCTACTTGAGAATGACATATCGCAAATGGATTTGGTTCTTGTTTTTTTGTTGTTTTCTTTTTTGATTCCCCCATTTCTCCACCACCTATTACTTTTTCCTTTCTACTTTGTTCTCTACCTTGTTTTAATTCTCTTGCGTGTATATTATTGTCACTTCCTATTGTGATATCAACACCACCTACATTAGCACCTGTTGTTTTTGCAGTTCCTTGTGGTATAATATATTCAGTTGAAGGAGGAAGGGTTTTTTTTACAACTCCTTGCTCTTTAGTCTCTTTCTTTTTATGGTTACATTTACAATTCGTCATACCACATTTAGGG